ATCCCTAATATTACCTAGACCCTGGTGATCCTGATCCAAGGTATACAAAATCAAGTCTAATTTCAATTTGACGAATTTGATCCAATTTGACGTTGGTGATCCACGAACGCTCTGATTGGTTGAAAATGATTATGACCTTGGTTGAAGGACGCTTTTGATTGGTGGAAAATGCCCTTGTTTTCACGTGTCCTATTTCCGGAAGTGTTACGTTTTATGTGATTCGACCTTCCTTCGTTACGTTATTATCGATGCGGCCCGTTCATGCCTTTTCGACGTTTGCCCTGTGTTGTTCATCGCTGTTCGTCACCGGTATACACGTGTTCAGTTAAGGGCGCTTGCAATAGCAGCAACCGTGCTTGGACGCGGCTGTCGCTGACGGAACGCATGAAAGCGTTGTAATGTAATGTACTGGTAATTGCCGTAAGGGCATTGAATTGAATCGAATGTATTGAGCACCGGTAATTGAATATATTGTAATAGAATAGCATTGATTTATAGCCTAAATGGCTTAATTGTAATTGTAATTGAATGTATTGTAATCTATGAATTGAATGTATTTTAAACAGTTGGTGGCACTGGCATGTCTGATGTTGTTGGGTTATTAACTCCTGGTGTGTAATTAACACCATTTGTGTTTGTCAAGATTGGTGCGTCTGTTTGAGTTCCAATTGGTCCGATGTTGTTAGCTCTTCCAGAGAATGACGTGTTGTATTCTCTGATTGTCAGTGATGATTGTTTGATATTTAGAGTTTCTCCTTGTGTTGCTTGTAGTGCTGATGGATTGAAGTTCATGAAGAATGTGTTGTCATATCCAAGCGATGACGGCGTTGTATTTACATGTGCGATGAACACGTAAGTTCCGTTTGTCCCCGTGACTGGTGCTTGGAAGCTTGATTTTGGAAGTAGACTACCCATTGTTCCATAGATATCTAGAATTGGTACGACGTTTCCACCGAAATTGAAACTATCAATCCATCCTGTTCCAATGAACGTTCCTCCTGCTACATCTACTGTTAGCATGATTTCTACTGATCCTCCATACGATCCTGGGAATGTAATACCAATTCTATTTCTTTGATTTAGTGTAACTTTTGTCTGCAAGCTGTTTTGCGCTGCGTTTAGCAATAGCATTTCTTGACCCAATGGCGCTTCTTTGGCAAGGTTTCCTTGACTTGTTACGTAGATGTCTTGCGTGATTCCGTAACCTTTTCCGGTGAAGAATTTAGGCTTTCTTAGGGTAACTGTGTATGTCACCCAAAGCTCTCCCAGCGATTGTCCAGCAAATTGCGTAGGGGTGTTCGCTACAGCGATTTGGAAGTTTGCCAAGTCGTAATCCATTAGGTTTTGATTGATGTTTGCACCGGCCGCTCGAATGTATTTTCCTTTTGGACCGCTGTTCTTTTCTGGATCGCATTCTACACCGTGTATCATTGACTCTGTTGTTTTAGCGCTCATTGCACCGTCATATTCAAGCATGTTGATTTTGTCTCTAAATACTGCCGAATTTACATTGTAGTTTGTGCACATGATTATAGTTCCGCATTGTCCAGTCGTTGCTGACCCAATGTCTGTTGTCGTGCTTCTAAATGAATATATTAGCTGGTTGATTTCGTATTCATCGTAGTTCTGTGCTACTTGCGATAGCCATGGGAATGATGATTCAATCCCAGGATTGATTGCGAACTTTTGTAGTACGAACGGGAATACGTTGATCGCTTGTCCTGTAGTAGGATCTATTTCACCTGCTGCGTAGATGTCAGTCAGGTATTCTTTTCTGCTGATTGTTACTGATCCTGTTTCGTCTCCTGCCGATTCGAAAGTTGGTACTTCGAATGGTACATCTTTACCGGCGATTAACGAGTTTGTTACCGCATCTGGTTCTCCGTTACTGTACTCTCCATTTCCTCTATATTGATTTGGGTTGTAAATACCTCTACCGGTGACGCAGTAATTTCCCATTCCCGATGCTGCCAGTCCCAACACCGCCGCTGGTGCAAGGTCTTTGATGTGTTTCAGTGGTTTCAAGTTTTTAATGGAATTTTTAAGTTTTCTAGCAGCATGTTCTCTTAACGCTTGTTTGCGTGCACGTCGCAATCTCTCCGCGATTTTGCGATTGCGCCTGGTGTTGATATCTCGTAGACTTGGCATCTTTTATGGTGTTGTTTTTTTTGAATGATTGTTTAGTATCGTTTGTATCTTCCGTACGATCTTCGGTTATACGGCATTCGATTGTACGTTGATGATCCAGATCCATAGAATGGTTTTCTGTTTTCTGGATATCGTCTTGGCGTCGTGTATTGATTCCATCTTGGTTTGTAGCTATTGCGTTCGTACGGTCTTTGATTATATTGTCTTTGAACGTACGGTTTTCTATTGTATTGTTTTTGATTGTACGGCATTTCTGTTTTCGGTTTTTTGTATTGTCTTGATTGTTCATCATTTTCAATCTTGTTGTCGTTGCTTTCAGCGACGCTTTCATTGTCGTCTGTCCCTTCAAGCAATTCAAGCAGCTTGTCCAATTTCTTTGATTGCTGTAACAGTGTTTGTTCATTGACATTTGTTTCGAATTCTGCCATTCGTTTTCTAGTCGTAATTTCGTATTTTGATCGATTGACTTCTGGCAAGAAATCTTCTTCTTTTCTTGTTGATGAATTGTCGCTATTGCTATCAGTAACGACTGTATCAGTTTCAGTATTTTGTTCGTTCATTTTGTTTGGAATCGGATCAGCAGGGTCGTATCGGAAGTGACGTAACGGTGACGCGCCGGGGGTGCGCGTCATCGTTTAGACATTGTTCCGATCCCTAATATTACCTAGACCCTGGTGATCCTGATCCAAGGTATACAAAATCAAGTCTAATTTCAATTTGACGAATTTGATCCAATTTGACGTTGGTGATCCACGAACGCTCTGATTGGTTGAAAATTGATGATGACTTTGGACGGTGAACGCTTTTGATTGGTTAATATTCGGCCGTCGTTTTGCGTAGATTCTTTTAGATTCCTTTGTATTTGTCGAAGATTCTTTTAGATTCTCTTTTGATCCCTTCGGGTGCATTTTTGCCACGCGTTGGCGTCCCTTCGAGGTCATTTTCAGCATGTGCTTTGAGTATCCTTCTATTCATTATTGAATGCGAAGCCCATGTCGCATGTCGTGCCGCCTGGACGCAAAACGTTTGCTTTGTTAGCGGCGTATTCGATTTGCCCTATTGCCCGGTTTTTTTTGCATTTACGGCCGTAATTGGATTGATGGTGTTGTTCATCGCTGTTCGTCACCGGTATACACGTGTTCAGTTGAGGGCGCTTGCATTAGCAGCAACCGTGCTTGGACGCGGCTGTCGCTGACGGAACGCATGAAAGTGTTGTTTGAATGTATTGTAATTGTAATTGTATTTGAATACCGGTAATTGATCGAATGTAGACGTAAGTATTACTAGAATGTTATAGCTTAAATGGCTTAATTGTAATTGTAATGTATTGTAATTGGATAGCACTAATTTACAGCCTTAATGGCTTAATTGTAATTGTAATTTAATGTACTGGTAATTGTAATCTATGAATCGAATGTATTGAACACCGGTAATTGATATTAGCATTGAAATGGCGTACGGTGCGGTGACGTCACCGTGTAAGCAGCTGTTGGTTTTACTACTAGAATGTTATATCTTTAATGGCTTAATTATAATAGAATGTATTGTATATTTATTTTCCAAAGATATTTCCTACGATTTTTCTTCGTTTTTTCTTGATTGTCGGACATTGCGTGTAAGCTGTATTTTCATCATCACTTGCCTCTTCTTCGATTGTACTCAAGTTTGTTTCCAGTGCTTCTTCTTTTTCGAATTGTTGCGTTGTTTCTCTACGTTGTGATTGGGCTTGTGCTAATTGTGACGGTGCTGGTAATGGCACGTCAACTCCTGGTGTAAATGCGATTCCTCTGTTGTTCAATAATAGTGGTGCTTGATCTTTATTAATGTTGTTAGCAACTCCCGAGAAACTTGCATTGTATTCTCTGATGATTAGCTGTGTCTGCAGTAATGAGAAATTCGTGGTTACCATAACATTTAGATTTAAGTTGATCTTGATTAATCCATATGGGCGTGTTCCATCTACTGTTACGTCGTTTGGCGTAGTTTGTGCTGTATTTACATTGTAGTGACCGATGAATGTGAACGTTCCTGCACCATATCCCATACAGAATGCTTTTGATTGTGCAGTGTATGATACAGTTGATGCATTGACTCTAGCAACACCGTACATGTCAGGCGTTTCAGTTATGCAGTTGAGGGCATCTACCGATCTTACTAGTGGATATTCTGACATTGCTGTTACTGCTCCCGTTCCTACTGGAAGCATATTTAGCATTACTTCTACTGGTCCCGAGAAGTTTAATGGGAACGCGATTTTAATTACGCCGTTTTCAAAGTCTAATTGCGTTCCCAAATCGTTTTGAAGTCCTCTTAGTACAAACGCTTGCGATCCATTAGTTCCGAAAGGATAATTTAGGACATTTGAAGTTTGGCTTGACACATAGATATCTTGTTTGATGTTGTTTCCTAATGTGCTGTAAAGCTTTGGTTTCATCAATCTGATTTTATATGAAACCCACAATTGTCCAAGTGTGTGGTAGTTGTATTCTTTTGGCATGTTAGATATCGCCAATTGAAAGTTTCCAAAGTCGTAATCTGTTAACGTGTTTGTCTGTGGTAACACTTTTGTACGTACGTATTTTCTTGGGCTTCCAGCATTTTCATTTGGTCGACAATCAACGACGTGTGTCATGTTTTCTGTTGCTTTAGCTGAACCCGATCCTCTGTATTCCAGCATTGTTTGTTTGTTTCTGAAGATTGGTGCTGTAACATTGTAGTTTGTTGCTACTACAATGCTTCCCGAATTTCCTGTTGTACTTGCCCCAATATCTGCGATTGTGCTTCTCCAACTGAATTCTAGATGTTCTATTTCATATGCGTCATAGTTTTGTGCAATTTGTGATGCCCATGGGAATGTTTTGTTGTCTCCAGGATTGATTGGGAAGTTGAAAACTTTCCATATGATTGATAAAGGGTTTGAATCTAGTCTATCTACGCAGTAGATGTCTTGAATGTATTCGGTTCTTTCTAGAATGATGCTTCCATCGTCTTCATCCATTGTATCCTGTTTTTGAATTGTGATTGATTGAAGGTCACCAGGGTCTAGATCGGAAAAGTGTAACGGACACTGAAGGGTTACGTAACCGGTTACGTAACCGGTTACGTAACCGGTTACGTAACCGGTTACGTAACCGGTTAGGTTATCTTTTGTATGTGTCACACGGGTTACGTAACCCTGGTTACGTAACCTTTTAGACATTGTTCCGATCCCTAATATTACCTAGACCCTGGTGATCCTGATCCAAGGTATACAAAATCAAGTCTAATTTCAATTTGACGAATTTGATCCAATTTGACGTTGGTG